CAACAGATGGGAATCCGGGCAAGTCCAAATCCTCAAACACAGCAGCTTCTGCATTGTTTAGCGTGGACAGATTTGATTGGCTGATTACGCCAACTACCGGGTAGTTAAGGTTGTTGGTCGCAAGAATCCACGTACATGTGAAGTCTGTATTGGTTACATCAACAAGAGTCCAAACACCGCCAGTAAACAAGTTGTACTGTGGCCTAGCTGTTCCCTGCTTAACGGGATAGTCAGTTGGAGATGTGATTCTCCACTCACTTCCTTCAAGATACAGAATTGGTATGCGAGCTGGGCTGCTGAGATCTTGCTCAAATGTATTTGCTGTTGGAGTGTTGGACGAAACAATGTCAATCTGCATGTCCTCGTCAAAGAACGTGCCGCCTTCTATCGTTATCTGTGCATCTGCATTTGCACTTCCATCGCCGGATAAAGTGTATCCACTGGCTGCAAATCCATTTGCTATTGCTGCGCCGCGAGTTCTGTGAAGATACTCGTGCGTCTGCCAGTCAAGAGTAACGCCATGACGTTCGTCGGCAAAGTAAACAGCCTCGTTGTTTGTTGCGTTCCAATAAACATAGGATGTTGGCGCATCTTCATCCCATGTGAAGAATGACATCTTTGTTGACAACACGCCAGACGAGCTGAAGTAGATGTAATGAAGGCCAGCAGTGTCTGGAATGACGACTGTCTGTGCTGTGGTGTAGGTGTACTTCTCACCCTTGCACCAGACAACAAAGTTCGCTCCAACAGGGGTAATCGTAAATGTGCGTGTACCCGCATTAAACGAAATCGTTGACTGCGCTATATTGGCATGGCCCATAGGCTCGCCCATGACAGTCTGCGACTCATTGAGACTGGTTAGGTTGGCATCCATCTCCGCATTGGTTAGTGGAGAACCCTTGCCCGAGCGAGTTGTAATTGCGGCCATGTGATTAGCTTACGGTTACAGTCCAAGTGACAGACATTGCATCGTCGGAACCTTTATTGACAACAGAGAAGACGGTTCGACAAAGCATTGTTCCGCCAGTGCTGTTATTCAAAATGCCAGCCTCTGTTACCGCGCCAGTGCCAGTGCCAGCAGGGAATGAAGCTGTGTAGGTAACAACAGCGCCGGAAGATGCTGCACTTGCAAGAGCCACACGACCAAGCTGGCTTTCCATGCCTGTATTGCCAATCGCAGCCGCAGTGGTTCCAGATCCAATAGCCATGTGACTCATCGCAACAGGACTGTTGGTGGTTGTCTTCAGCATACTTGAAGCAATAAATTCCTTGCCTGCTGTCAGGACAAGGTTTTTGACGCTACGAGTATCTTTGACAAACCCATGCTTGTCAGTGACCACAATGTCAACATGACCCGTAATTTTGATTTCTTCATTAACCATGATTAACCTCGTTTAAAAAACATAACCTACACCAACGTAGTCTTCAGCAAAATATGTTAAGTCAACATAGTCTTGCTGCACCAAAATGCCCGAGTCACTTGTGGAAACAGAATCTGTTCTTGTTTTTGTGAATCCTCGAATGCTTGCATCCGAAGCAGTGACAATGTTTTGAACAGCGTGAGCAAATGCAAATGTTATTCCGTCAGTGGCTTCCGATGAATCGTTCATCGCAAACCCATCTTGGAATTGCTTAGAGAAGCTTTTGGCAATTACATCTTCTGGCGTGACATACTCGTATACAAATTTTTCAAATACCTTTGCGAATACGTCATCAACTCCCTGAGTTTCAGCAAAGATTCTAATTAGAATCAAAGTCCTTGTGAGGCTATCCAGCAACGTCACCGTATCAGATAGTGGTTTTTCAAAAGACTCAAATACGTAATCGGTAATCAGTGCGCTGTCTGCTAATGACTTAGAGAAAGAGAAAGCCTTACCATCAGACACTACAGCGGAGTCTGTTATGAAGGCAAACCTTCCTGTGCTATCTAGGCTGGCAAGAACCTGCAAATAAATATATGATATTTCTGAAACTGGTATTGATCTCGATACATCAACAACTGGATCTACAACAGACACGGCGGCACGAAGCTTAACGTCTGTTGACGAGACGGTTATTTTTGTAACCGCAACCGTAACCATTAGAAGTCCTCGCGGATCTTAAATTTCAAAAGATCGTAGACGGTTTGAATCTGTCCATCGCTGAACGTGATTTCAATCTCACCCTCATAATCTCCTGCGTCACCTGTCAGCATTGCTGGAGCGGAGGCTGGGTAGAAGGCGACTTGTCCAGCAGAGCCAGATGTCACCGTTCCCGTTACGGTAGCTTGTAGGGTTGTGCTTCCGACTGGGCGGAACTTCAAAACAACAGTGGCTCCAGTGATGTTAACCGCAGTTCCTGTGGTCTCGTCGGTAATCGTGCAGACAATGGCTGGGCGAGTGTCACCTTGAACAAGTTTAATTTTGTCTGTCATGGCTTCCTCAACTTGACTTGTAAAGTAGATCGCACATTGCCGCGCAAAGCTCTCTGTCTAGCGTCATTCAACCCTGTCATGTAGCGAACTTGATTGAAGTTTGCCGCCTCGTTGTTTGAATAAGGCTTTCCAGGTGTCAGCATCAGCCTTGCCTTTGCACCAAACCCAAGAGTCTCGCCCCAGATCTCAAACAAGAAATCAGCAACCTCTGTCACTGTTCGCAGGGGAACGAGAGCCACCCTCATTGTAAGGGCGCTTGTGTACTTTTGATCCGGAATTGGCAGAATTGTGAAGGTATCCACATCCTTCTGCGTATATCCGGCAGGTGGGCCACTGCTGGGGTTGTAGCCAGTTATGTTGGTTCGATAGGCATCTGGCACACCGATACCGTCCGGAGCCAAAGCCTCAAGCTCCTGCCCCAGATACCACATCTTCATGATCTTCTGAATGCGGTAGTTCTTGGGAGGCTCCAGATCGTAATCTGTTATGCCCTCCAAGACGGTAATTGCATCCATCGTGTCCTGATAGATCAAGCTCTTTTCGCAGAACTCAATAATTGTGTTGCGTAGAGCGCGGATGGCCATGTCTGACGGGCATCCGGGTACATCGGGAAGGATCTCTGGCAGGAATGATTCGAGTGTCTTCATGTGATTCCCAGCAGTGCAGACTTAAATTTTTGGTACAGGGTGGCAGACCGACCGTCCACAGCGAACTCATCATCCCGCAACTCGGCGCGGTGGACAACGTAATCTACCATTGCAAGAAGGTAGTCGTCAGAAATTGGAATCGTGGAAGCAGCCGTATAGCTTGCGAAAGACGTAGTTAGGTTTGACAGAAACAGATCTGGCCTGACTCGACGGGCCTCGATGAGAGCCGAGCGAGCATAGCTCATCAACTGGGTCTCCGTATAGCGAGGGATTGGGTTCAACTCAGTGGTTTCATCATTGAGGAGAACTCGCGCATCGTCCATTACATTTTGAAATGTTGCCATTTATACTACCAAAGTACCTTTCTAGCCCAGTGGTTTGCACTGAACACATCATCCTTGGTGGGCTGACCGCTTTTATTTTTGATGCCTGCTGATCTCGCAAGGTAGTTCTTACGGCGCTCAGGGTCTTTGTGTTGGGTGAAATCTTCCATCCCACGCAGACCAAAGCGAACAAGCTTCACTTCATCGCCTTTCTTGGCGAGAACGACTTTCTTTTGCTTTGCGCCAGTAGGGGCATTCTTTGGCTTGTTGAAGCCATCAAACTCTTGTCCACGATAGACGAGCTTGCCACCTTCGCGTTTTATGTCCTTCGCCTTCATGCGGCCTCTTTAAACAGTTTGATGGTGATCTCGTCCTGCACGGAAACCTCGTCGTCAGTTGGCTTCTTTGGCTTTGGCTCGTCTACGACCACCTCGTACCCCAACTCCAGCAGCTTCTCGTCGTAAACCACTATCCTGCCCGTGCGCTTGTTTCTCATGAACATGTGATTCTCCTAGCTGTAAGACTTGCTCTGGCTTGACTGACTGCAAAGACTCGCAGTTTTTGATGCACCTGTCGTCCCAGCCATGATCTCTCTGCCAGTAGCATCCAGCGCATGGCATGTCAGAGCTTATCCCAACGACAGATTCTCCGCAATCAAAAATGAAGTCTCTCGTGGTTGGGCCAAGTACCGCCACCGCTGGAGTTCCCAGCAGTCCAGCAATGTGAACCATGCCACTGTCATTCCCAAGCAGGATTGTCGCACCGCCAATCAATTCAAGGATTTCGGCCACTGGCCTGTTCCAATAAACCTGGCTGGATGGGATTCTGTCGAGCAGATCCTTGTCCTTTCCAGAGCCTATGACCATCACAAGATAGCCATGATCTGTCAACAGATTCGACATATCTGTCCATCTGTTCTCGCTCCACGAGCGAACAGGCCAGATACTGCTTGGTGCAAGCACTGCAATCTTCTGTGATCTGTCGAAGCTCTTTACCTTGGCGGGTCTTGCTGCTTGGCAGGCTGGGATCTCGTAATACCTACCGATGTTCTTGATGTACCAGTTCGGTCTTGAGCCAAAGCTCTTGTCTCTACCAGCCCTTAGCTGGCCTGCGTAATCAAGGTTTGCATCAGCGGAATAATCTGATTCCTGACAAATACTGACATTTGGATGTTCGGCGACAGACAGCCAGTCAACGTGTCTTGTGTGGAGTGTGACATTGAAGCCTTGATCCGCTACACCGCAGGCTGCATACAGCGCACAAACCGCATCACCAATACCAATGGCTGAGACGTAGAAAGAGACGTCCTTCGTCTTTCTCGGAGGATCTTGCGGATCATCCTCATACTCTTGATAGTAGCCAAGCTCAAGCAAGGATCTATCGTAAGCATGAAGCTTATTGGTTTTGGTGTTGCGTAAATAAAGCATAAAAAGGGAGGAGGCCGAAGCCTCCCCCAATTCCTCGGCAACTGCTTAGGCTTTGGAAACCAGTGCATTGACCAAAGCTTCGGGCTTGGTCACTTTGTAGCCGTAGACATTCAAACCACGAACGATGTTACCGAATGTGGATTGAGCGCGGATGGTCTCGACGTTTGCCATTTGTGAAGCAAAGGAGATTGCATCGCGTGTACCGGCAAGAATGTTCCAGCCACGAACGTCAGCAGCGCCGCCTGTACCGCCGGTGGCTGAGTCGGAACCCAAGTCAGTGGCGTAAGGCAGGTTGTTGGAGACGTACAGGGTGAAGCGGTCGATCATGCCGAGCTTACCGTTACGCAAGGGAGACTGGCTGTCGCCGGTCAAGTACGCTTGCTTCAGGTCAGAGTTCTTAATCAAGGCGGCCATCCATGAAGGAATAACCAACCAACGACCAGTCTCAGGAACGTCTTGCTCGTCCAACACTTGGCCCATGTCCAAAATCAAGTCCAACACGTTGGTCTTGCTGATGGCGCGGGTAGCGTAGGTAGCACCCAAGTTGATGTTGCCAGAGATAGCACCGGCTGTTGCACCCTTGTTTGCTGCGGCTGCGCCTGCTTTCACACCATTCAACACATCTGCGTCGATAGTGATCTTCATTTGCTCGCTGGCATCGTTGGTGAACATGTCCATCAACTTAACGTCTGCTTGAACGGCGTCAACGTCATCCAACACCACAGAGAAGTATTGACCTTGGTCAATGTTCAACTCTAAAGGAGTAGATGTGGGGACTTCGTTTGTCAGGTTCATACCTTTTGTGTATGAACGGATGGTGATGGTGGGGATTGAACGGATATAGACTTTATCGCCTTGACCCTTGATCTCGCCTTCCCAATCGTTGTTGGTGATCTCTGCAAGAACGGTGCTCTTGTAGAACTTAGCTTGCAACTTGCCAGACCAAACTTCAGGAATGAACTTGGTTGTACTGGCAGTTGAATACTGGGGATATGCTCCGCTGATGAGGGCTGCGGAACCTGAGCCTGCTACTCCAATAGACATGATTTTTCCTTAAAAAAAGATTGATTTGTTTGGGTCATCGAATACGACCCTCGAAAGATGCTGATGCAATATCAGCTTCAATGGCAACTACGTCTGCATCTGAAATAGTTCCTCGTCTTACCCTGTCGTAGAAACTGGTGATTTCTGCGCGAGTCCAAATCTTCTTCGCCTGCGGTGTGGAAGGAGCTTGGTTTGTAGGTGGGACGATTTGCTGTTCCAATGATGCGGCGCTTTGTGCCGCCCACGTTTGTGATGTCTTCTTAAACATGTTGAAGAACTTCGCAGCTCGAACTGGATCACGTTGCTGTTCTGCTTTGCCGAGAAGAGCCTGTCTGGTTTCTCCTGTAAGGTCATCAACACCATCGAGCCAATTTAGAAAATTAGCATCAGCGTTAAGGGCCTCCCAGTCGGGAACCATTTCAGTCAGTGACTTGAAGAAGTTGTCCTGCACGACATGTGATTGAACAGATTTGACCGAATCAATTTCGGATCTGAGTTTTGCAATCTGTGCGTCCTTCGATGCCAGCTCTTCTCTGGCGACTCGACGGGCTACGTCAATCAAACCTTCACCGTATTGCTCGATCTCTTCTGGCTTAACCAAAAGCTCAGCAGGTTTTGCGTTCTTCATGTCTTCGAGTTGTTCTTCGAGAGACTGAAGACGACTCTTCAAATCTTTATTCTCGTGTGCAAAGCGAGGAACCTCAGCGTTGTACTTCCCTTGTAAAACCTTGAATCGGTGTTCCCAGCTTTCCTCTTGGGGAGGAAGCGTGGAGTCAATAGGAGGTTGGGGAGTTGGAGGGGCTTGCGATTCAACCGGAGGTTGAGGCATTTGCTCCATCTGGTTCTGCTTCTCTATCTCTTGCAAAATTTCATCTGCTCGCTTTTCAGCGGCGATTACTGCACGTGGTAATGTAGACATCTTTTCTCCGTGAGCCGAGACAGTCACATTCGAGTCTTGCGGTATTCGAGTGATTTGTTCGGTGTTCAACGGTTGCTGGGAAAGGCCAGCACCTGTTGCAGCGAATGCTGCTAGACAGTCCTAAGACCATCTACCGCAACTTTCGGATAACCTCTTCGGCATCCTTTGATTTTTCTAAAAACTCACTCACAGCCTGCGCCGCTCCTTGCTGCCAACGACATAGGACTTCATCCTTTGTGCTGGCGCTGTCGCGGTATAGGTCTTGCAGTGAGGCCGCCATCCATTGCTGAATGGTCTCAAACTGAGGGTTGCCCTTGAGTGAAGCAAGGGCGTTCAGAACTTGTACTGATGGCTTCTGAAGCATTAGATCAAGCCAGCTCGCTTAGCCTGCGCTCTTTCCATCGCCGTGAGGTTACCAGCATCAATGCGTGATTGAAGGTATCTGTTCTCGGCGCGACTCATGGCGGTACTTCCATCGCCACTGTAAACCTGCGAAGATCTTGGCCCGAGTCCGACAGGAATTTGGTTTCCTTGAAGATCAAATCGACCAACAACTCCGGGGATGGACTTGCTAGTCTTGTCCCGCAAACGAGTCATCTCATCGCCAGTATCAGTTGCAGCTTCTCTCATTCGAGCGCCACGAGAACCGCCGGATGTGCGGACTTGTTTTTCGCGCATTTGAGCAGCAGTCTCTTTTGTTTGCGATGGCGCAGCAGGCATAGGCCGAGAGGAAGACTTGGCGACAGAAGGCTTGGCTGTTTTGGCGGCAGAGGGCTTGTCGGTTTTAACGGCAGTAGGCTCTTCTGTCATCGTCATGGTTGACTCAGCCTTTGGCTTTGACAGGGTGTCGCGGACATCCTTCATGTATGAAGGCTCTGTCGTTGTCTCTGTCTTCATCTCCACAGGCTTGGCAGTGTCAGAATCTTTTTTGCCACCGTAGTAGGTAGAGGCCATAGAGTCAGGAGACATGGTTGACTCAGCAGAAGCCGAAGGCTTGTTGTCTCCAGTGAACTTGTTGAAGGCATCCTTCAATGCTTGGAGATTCTTCTCACCTTGAGCCATTCGACGATCATAGCTTCCGGGATCTACCTTGCCGGTACGAAGATCGGTATCACCAATCTCGTCGTCCGAGCGAGTACGCACAGAACCACCATCAGCAAACTTGCGAACAGCAGGCATTGGCTGACTAGGCATGTTGTGGTTGGAGACAGCAATCTTCGAGTGAAGGCTGGTCATGCCCACCTTCAACTTAGAGTGCATAGTCGAAGGGGCGGTGGGTGAGCTTGTCTTGGCGTAGCTCTTATTTTGCCAATCAGGTTTCATTTCTTTTCCCTCAGCTTATTTACTCGTTCCATGAACTTGGCGACCAAAGCCTTGGCCTGCTCAACAATCTTGGAAATCACTTTCCACCCTTCATGCACTTGCCCATAGCAGCGCACTTCTTGGGGGCTGGGCAACCAGCACAAGGCTTGAACGCCTTGCCGCCATCTGCCATTTTTGCTTTGCCGCCATTTGCCATCTTCATGCCGTACTCTTTGGCTTCGGACATCATCACCTTTTTAGGAGCGCCGCCCTTTTTCAAAGCAGCCATTTCTTTTTTAGCGTGACCGCCATCCTTGTAGCCTGCTGGCATCATTCCTTTTTTGGGGGCTTTTTTCATTGTCATCATGCTGATACTCCTTGTTGGGGTTGAACTGTATTCATTGCAGGAGGCGCTTGGTCTCCGGCTGGGTTTGTTGCTTCAGGGGCTGCAATCTGTTGTTGTGGCATTGTGGCCTGCAACTGTTGCATTGCCATCTGAATCTGTTCTTGTTTGAACTTCATCATCTCTGTCGATGGAACCAATCTGTCGGTATCCATCTGTAAGCCCATCGCTGTCTCGCGCAACAGATACGCTGCACCCTCTGGGCCAACAATCTGTAGGGCGATCTGGTTGCTGAGCACAAGATTCAAGAACTCGTTGCGGCGAACTTGGATCTGCTCTTTGGCGATCAAGCCCATTGCGCCTTTGGCTACAACACGGAAATCACCCTTGATGTATGGATCAGGGTTATAGATCATGTTGTGGACATAGAACCGGTTGACGACCATCGTGACCACATCGTCGATAGTCCCGACCGCTGTCTTGATTCCCTTGGCGGCGTTGTCCATCAGCATGGACAGACCAGAAGCTGTGCGGCCTGCGCCACTTGCTCCGGAGCCAGAACCGTAGATGTAGTTGGGGATACCTGTCACTT